GAAACAGAAGTAGATACTGAAGCGGAAGCAGAAGTAGATACTGATGTTGAGGCGTCATTAGACAATACCCAAGAACCCGAAGAGGAACAAGATGAAACTGATCACGGAACTGACTGAGGAGGTAGAAGTTATCACTGAAGAAAGTAATGGTAAAAAATCCCATTACATTCAAGGTGTTTTTCTGCAGTCCGATATCACGAACAGAAATGGGAGAATGTATCCCTATCAAGTTCTTGATAGAGAAGTAAAAAATTATAACGAGAAGTATATCAATACCAATCGTGCGTTAGGAGAACTCGGTCACCCCGATGGTCCTACCGTAAATCTCGATCGTGTTTCTCACAGAATTACTAGTCTTACTTCTGAAGGTAAAAACTTCATTGGTAAGGCAAAACTTCTGGACACCCCAATGGGCAATATCGCAAAGAACTTGCTCGATGAAGGTGTAAAGTTAGGAGTCTCTTCAAGAGGCATGGGTACGCTCAAGCGTGAAAATGGATACAATGTAGTTGGTGAAGACTTTATGCTTGCTACCGCAGCGGATATCGTTTCCGATCCTTCCGCTCCTGATGCTTTCGTTGAAGGTATCATGGAAGGAAAAGAATGGGTCTGGGAAGGTGGTCTTCTCAGAGAAAGAGAAATCGCGGAACTGAAGCATGAAATCGATCATGCAACTCTGATCAACCTCCAAGAACGCAAAGTGAAAGCGTTTGAAAGGTTTATCAGAGGTCTTTAATTTTATAAATAAATATAGAAATTACCATATTTTTGCCTAAACAAGGAGTATCAAAAATGTCTGAACAGGTCATTGACAATCAATTACAAGAAATGGAAGCACCTAAACAGGTAAAGGACAAGGTTAATGCATCTGCAAAACCTGCTGACGCCATGCAAAAAATGGCTGACCCTGGCACCCAACTCGGTGGTATCCAAGATCTTGGTGGTCCAACACCACAAAACTACAAGTCTACAGATGACTCTTCAAAACTGAAGAGCGCAGGCGGTTCACAGTCTAAGACTGCTGTAAACGCTAAAGGGGGTAAAGCAGAAGCAATGCCATCCGCTAACAAGAAAGGAATGTCATATGAGAACGTTGACTTCTCAGACGACGTTGATGCTCTTGTAGGAACTGAAGACCTCTCCGAGGACTTCAAAGAAAAGGCAAAAACAATTTTTGAAGCAGCTCTCGTTAGCAAAGTAAATGCTATCCAGGAAGAACTGGAAGAGCATTACGCTGCTAAGTTTGAAGAAGAGCTTGCTGAAGCAAAGGCAGAACTGCAAGAGAAAGTTGAAGCTACTCTGCAGTATGCTGCTGAAGAATGGGCAGAGGAAAATACTCTGGCTATCGAATCTGGCATCAAGTCAGAGATCTCTGAGTCCTTCATGGAAGGTCTCAAGGGACTTTTTGAAGAACATTATGTAACTGTACCTGAAGATAAATATGATGCATTCGATACTATGGTAGAAAAACTTGATGAAATGGAGCAAAAGCTCAACGAACAGATTGAAAGAAATATTCATCTGAATCAGGAGATCGGTACATTTGTAAAAGAGTCAATCATCAATGATGTTGCTCGCGGTCTTACTGAAACCCAGAAGGATAAGTTCTCTTCAATCGTAGAGGGCGTTGGGTTTGAGAGTGAAGAAACCTACCGTGGAAAGATTGAGACTCTGAAAGAATCATATTTCAAATCAGAATCTCCAATCGCACAATCTGATGAGCAGGAAGTATTAGCAGAAGAAGTTGAGCAAGTTTCTTCAAGCATGGACGCATATCTTCGCGCAGTTTCCCGCTTCAAGTAATCATTTTTACTAAATAATAACAAGTTCACTCACAAATCGCAACAAACTTTTAAGGAGTAAAGATCAATGTTCAAATCAGAACACCTTCAAGAGAAGTGGGCTCCACTCCTCAAGCATGAAGAACTTCCCGAAATCAAAGATTCATACAGAAGAAATGTAACAGCAGTTCTTCTGGAGAACCAAGAGAAATTCCTCCGTGAGTCACAAATGCTCACCGAGGCACCTACTAACGTAACCGATCCTACAGGCGCAGTTAGAACATTTGACCCCGTGCTGATCTCACTGATCCGCCGCTCAATGCCTAACCTGATCGCTTATGATATTGCTAGCGTTCAGCCAATGTCAGGTCCTACGGGTCTGATCTTCGCAATGCGCTCACGCTACAACACCCCATCTGGCGCAGAGGCACTGTTCAATGAGCCTAACGCTGGTTTCTCTGGTGGTGGTACTTCAGGTTACGATCCTACTGCAACATCTTCAGCAAACAATGATGCAGAAGGTTCAAACCCAGGTCTCCTGAATGACACAGGCACCTATGAGCTGACCGATGATGCTCTGGGCATGACCACCTCCGAGTCTGAAGCACTGGGCGATGGTTCTGGCACCAACTTCCGCGAGATGGCATTCTCGATCGAGAAGGTTGCTGTTACCGCTCGTTCACGCGCTCTGAAAGCTGAGTACTCACTGGAACTGGCTCAGGACCTCCGTGCTATCCATGGTCTGGATGCAGAGGCTGAGTTGGCAAACATTCTGTCAACTGAAATCCTGGCAGAAATCAACCGTGAGGTTATCCGCTCAGTATACATCACCGCTAGAACTGGTGCTCAGAACAACGTTGCCTCTACTGGCATCTTTGATCTGGACCTGGATTCAAACGGTCGTTGGTCTGTTGAGAAGTTCAAGGGTCTGCTGTTCCAAGTCGAGCGCGAAGCAAACGCTATCGCCCAAGAGACTCGTAGAGGAAAGGGCAACATCATCGTCTGCTCTGCTGACGTTGCATCTGCTCTGACCATGGCAGGCGTTCTGGACTACACCCCAGCACTCAACGCTAACCTGAATGTTGATGACACTGGCAGCACCTTCGCTGGCACCATCAACGGTAAGTTCAAGGTCTACATCGACCCATATTCCTCCAACGTTTCCAACGATCAGTACTTCGTCGTTGGTTATAAGGGCTCCAATCCTTATGACGCTGGTCTGTTCTATTGCCCATATGTACCTCTGCAGATGGTACGTGCAGTTGGCGAAGACACCTTCCAGCCCAAGATTGGCTTCAAGACTCGCTACGGTATGCAAGCAAACCCATTCAGCACTGGCGCTGTCAATGACGGCACTCAGCCAACTGCTGGTATCGGCGCTGCAAACGCAAACCGTTACTACAGAAGAGTCCTTGTACGCAACCTCATGTGATCCTGTGCTATAATACAGGTTCCGTGTGAAGGAAGTCTCCGAGGGTCCGAAAGGACCCTCTTTTTTTATGTCTAAATAATTTCAACACTTTATGATTTTTTGTTATGGACTACAAACCATATTCGCAAGAGTGGCATAGGAAAAGATATTTGAAAGAAGCAATCGATAAGTATTTGGATGATTACGTTGACCCAACGTTTATCATAGATGATATCAAAGATATTCTTCACGCTCGCTCAGAAGCAGCGTATCAAGAATTCAATCGGATCAATCAATTAGAGCACTATCTCTCGGAAGAATAATATGCTGTCAACTCAATATAGACTAAGATTAGAGTTTATTTGTAAGAAGATTGCGAACAAGGAAGAAGTCAAACTTGAAGACATGATCTGGGCAGAAAAAATTGCCAAGCAATATACAACTGCTAGAGATTGGTTGAACAAAGCACGTCGCCAGGCTGCTCAAGACATTGAGGAGGGAAGTATGGATGATTTTATGAATAAGATGGGTCTTGGGGACCCCGATCCATCTAATTACAAGTCGGGGTTCTCTGGAGCGGATGAAATTGTAGATTGGTTCAAGCAAGACAAACCAGACGACTGGAGACAGAGGGACTAAATATTATATAACAGGAGGTGAGAATGTCCAACGTAACCACACCAATTACAAACAGAAATTTTTTATCGCCAGGTGGTTTTGATCTTGTTATCGAAGAAGCACCAAAGGTACAGTTTTTCTGTCAGACAGCAAACATTCCAGCAATCTCAATGATTGCTGCAGAGCAAGCAACTAGACTTAGGAACTTACCAGTTCCTGGTGATGAACTTTACTATCAAGATCTTGAAGTAAATTTCTTGGTAGATGAGGACATGGGAAACTACTTAGAAATTCATGACTGGATGAGAGGTCTAGGATTTCCTAAGTATGGTGGCGAATATGACTTTGATCAGAGAGGTCTTGATCAAAAGTATGACACAAACGATATTGTTTCCAACAGAATAAAATATGCAAGTAGAGAAAAATATGAAAGATCTGATATTACTTTGATTGTTCTCAACAGCAGTTATAACAGAGTAAAAACAGTAAACTTCAAAGACTGTTTCCCAGTATCACTTTCTACATTGAGATTTGATTCTCAACAATCTGATGTAGAATATCTAAATGCCTCAGTGGCATTCAAATACACTTACTTTGACTTTGCATGATTGATCTTGAATCTTTACAAACCAAGTGGGAGAAAGACTCTCAGTTGGGTGATGAACTTAGTGATGAATCTAAAAAAATCCCTTCACTACATTCAAAATATTTCAAAATTTATAATGAGATCTGTTTACTAAAAAGAAAATCAGAGTCTGATCTGAAAGTTCTTAGGAGACATAGATGGGAATATTATACAGGAAAAGCAGATCCAGAAGTATATGAGTCAGAACCTTTTGACTTCAAAGTTCTAAAACAAGACATCGATAGATATCTGGATAGTGATCCAAAGATACAAAAACTACAACTAAAGATTGACTATTACGAACAACTTGTGCTGTTCTTAGAATCTATCCTGAAACAAATCAGTGACAGGCAATGGCAAATCAGGAACGCAATTGAGTTTCAAAAACTAACATTAGGATACGGATGATATGAGCGACTTAGTGATCTCGAAGAAAAATGAAGTATATCTGAAAATAGAATGCGAACCACATATCAAATACGAACTATCAGATCAATTTACATTTGATGTTCCTGAAGCAGCGTTCATGCCATCTTATAGAAGTAAACACTGGGATGGCAAGATACGTTTGTTTTCACCACACACAGGGGAGATCTATTGTGGTCTTCTCGATAGATTGATTACATGGTGTGGAGAGCATGAGTATAAGATGAAATT